GGGTGGAGGTGTTATATCACCGCCCGTTATATTGAGAACATTGTTGCAGCTTGCGCTCACTTCGCTACTTTTAAATTTAGCATTTCTAAAATCTTGAACGCATTGCTGAATATTCGGGCATTGCTTTCCAGGTGTAAAGTCTGGCAAAAGAGCATAATCGTTGAGGGCCTGTGTGACGCATGATTCTGAGGCGCAGAATTTATCAGAAAAAGCAACCTGTGCTCCGGGTGGAAGATCACCTAGAGTAGCCGCAAGCTCACGGCACCCCGGAAGTTGTTTGTTGGCGTCCTGTAAGCAGGCCGTTCCCAGCCGGACCACATTTGCACACGAGCAGATGCCATCCGGCTGACTCGCACCTTCGGGCGTCTGACAATACGCGTTCACTTTTGCCATGGCCGACTGTTTATTTTGAGAAGTTCCCATTTTTATAACAGAATTGAAAGCTGTTCGGCAGGCGCTCTTCTCGTACCATTTACTGTCATCCTGACACAACTTTAACATTTCATTATCGAACGAATATCCTTTCGACATGGCATCCGCCGATTGAAGCCAGTTACGACAATTTTGACTATTAATATTTTCACTTGTTTTACAGTGGTGATATCTCATTAAAATTTTGGTCTCTTTATCGAAATATTTATTAGCCTTATTTTCATCAAACTTTATGCTCTCTGGAATACTGTCATCGTATCGGCATCTGACTTCGAGATTATTACGGGCGTTTCCTCCGGATGGGTGCTCGTCCCATGATCCTGAATGGTCGGGTGCTCCGCCGCCGCCGGGCGTTTTTCCCCAGTTTGCCAGAACTGGCTTTCCAAGTTCAGGAGGACAACGCGATGGCCGCGGAAGATCTTCCAGACACCATCTAGAGTTTTTTACAGAATCAATCTGAAAAAGGCCATTTCCAGGCCATCGGTCACTCGTGCAACTATGCATGCCATTCACATGGAAAGAATCTGGATTGACCTGGGGTGGCTTTGTCAGGTAGAGGGCATTTCTCGAGGGACGTGGACCGTCGCGCATGAACACGAGTCGCGAATTACTCGGATCGGGTATCTGCTGAGAGCCAGAACCACCAATGTAGCACTCGTCTTTTGAATTTTTCATACGAACATACCCGGTACAATCGTCTTTTGAGTCGCAGGCCACTCGACAGACCTCATCAATGTCCGCATTGTTTGGGCCACCCCAAGGATCCCTGCTAAATTCGTGAGTCCCTACCCAAGTCCCGTTACTATAGTCCTTTCCCTCGACACTCGTCCACTTGGACATTTATATTTCAAGACATTTTATTTGGACTTGCAGCAGAACTTTTGTTTCCCGCCGTTTATTATATCCCCGGCAAATGGGTAGTCCGGGTATGCAGTTATACACGGAAGATTGGCATCAATCGCTTTAGAGTTGCAATTTGCAGGGACTTGCTCTGATGCATAACTCGTATGGCGGCTCAGAATGTATATAACCAGAATAGCGACAAGGGAAAGACTCAAAAAAATCTCCTCGGGTTTCATTTATAATTTATATATACGAAAAAAATATGAAGATGATCGTCACTCGGCCATATTATGACTGGGATGGCCGAAAATATATGGAATTCGACAATATAAAAGTAAAAATACCGTATAGATACGGCCGGGTCATGGCAAAGGTTGAGGGTCTGACGACGGTCCAAGAATTCAAAAAAGGCCAGCAGGTCGAAATAGAATTAACTAAAAAATATTGGGACGGCTTAGAATATTGGGTCTTATATTCTATAAAGGAATGCTTAGCCGAAACGGATACCTGACTCTTTCTGTTCCTGAAATAAAGCGTGAGTTGACAGTACGAGCTATAGAAAATGCGATCGGGTTTCAGCCAGCATCCTTCAAAGTTTTTCGAGTCACGACCGATGGGGGCTTATTGGTTCCCAGGTATTATGGTCTCGAAAAGTTTGGACCGGTCACCAAAGATTCCAGAGTCGCTTGCGTTTCTTGTCCTCGGATCAATTTTATTGGAAAATTGCGAAAAGCCACAAGACAGGATGAGGCTATTGAAAATGGAGTCAGAGCCTTCGAAAAGGGTGGAGGCGTGCTCTCGCTTCCTTGTGGATTTGGAAAAACTACCTGTGCACTTGCCCTTTCGGCCCACCTCAAGGTTCGAACGATGATAGTGGTCCACAAAGAGTTTTTGGCGAACCAGTGGATAGAAAAGATAAAAGAGTTTTGTCCCGAAGCAACGATTGGGAGAGTTCAGGGGGGCATTTTCGATATTGAAAAGGATTTTGTCATAGCGCTCATACAGACCATGTGTCAACGAGAGTTTGAAAAAAAGGCTTTTGATTCAGTCGGGTTCTTGATCGTCGACGAGGCACATCACATAGGCGCCCCCGCCTTTTCTCAGTTTATGTTCAAAATATGCCCTCGCTGGACCCTTGGGCTTACGGCGACGCCAGAAAGAAAAGATGGCCTGACGAGACTTTTGTATTGGTTCCTCGGTCCAGAATTCTTCAGAGTCGAAAGAGTCAACCAGGCCTCGACGCGCGTCAAGACAATAAAATACACCGACGACACGTTCAAAGATGGTCCACCTCTGACTCGGTTTGGGAAGATCAACATGGCCGGCATGACCACCATACTCACAGAGCTCGATAGCCGAAACGACCTCATCGTCTCTGAGGTCCTCGGGGCGGTCAGTGAGGGTCGCAGAGTACTGGTTCTCAGCGACCGGCGTGAGCATTGTTTTAATTTACAAACAAAATTTGGCTCTAAGTCTGGATTATACATCGGAGGTATGAAAGAGTCTGAACTGGCAGAGTCAGCGCAGAGGCCCATCGTTTTGGCAACCTTTCAGCTCGCCCACGAGGGTCTTGATATTCCGATCCTTGATACGGTCGTTCTCGCAACACCAAAGTCTGATGTAAAACAATCTATAGGTCGAATCATGAGGGAAACTCCCGGAAAAAAGAATAATCCCCTCATCATTGACATCGCCGATCAATGGTCCGTGTTTTTTAGTATGTATTCAAAACGCCTGTCTATTTATCGTGATGGAGGCTTTGAATGCGACGCGCCACCAGACAAAAAAGGTGTCTGTTTAATTTCTCTGTAAATACTAAATGAATTTCGAGCCCGGACCTATTACTTCTCAGGCGATTTCTCAACAACTCCAGATAAGAAGTAATGTAGATCATGAGATCCTGAATCTCGCATCTATCCGCCCCTGTATATCACGACCGTAGAACATCCATTAGGCCAACAAGGAGTATACTCCCGACAAAAAGCATGACTAGAATATTACACTCCGTAGTGTCCGGTTCCTTTATAGGCGGCCTGGGGGGGCGAATGGCCTCGACCTCAAATGGTGCATAGGTCAGTGCCATCTATTACTAATTTAAGTGTAGAAAATTTACAGAGATACCTCCTTCTTCTTTGAGCGACCCTTTTTCGCTCCAGAAACCTTCACCTCCTTTGTGTCCGGATCGCCCTCATCGATAGATACGATATCTGACATGTCGTCCGCTTCTTGGACACGCTCAGGCCGTGACGACATTGGTGCGGGCGGGCCCATCATATTCATAAGGGAACTAAAATCCATTCCAGGACCCTTCATATCCTTCGGTCCCCCTGCTGGCGCCGAGCGCTGGACCGCATCGACCATGTTGCGCATCAAGTCTGGATTCTGTTTCATAACCTGGCTGACGTTTGGAACGGCCGCTTTGAACATGGAGTTTGTCAGATGGAACATCATCGCTGATCCCCCGACCATCATCAGAAGTTTCACCTCTGGTGCGACCTGGACCTTGGTCTTGTATTTATTATAGAGATCCTCAAAAACACCATCATAATCCTCTACATTTTCCATCATATTTTGGGACCATCCATTGAGCTCGACGTCAAAAGGGTCGAACTTGTCGTTCAGAAACTCTAGACCAGTCACACAGGCGATTAGCATTCGACGCTGGAATTTGATTGATCGATCGACCTCTAGCCCGTATGTCATTCGCTTGTATTCTGTCCGGATCTCGTCAACTTCTGAATATATCGTCAGACGGTGGCTCGACGTAATTCCCTTCTTGTTGAGTCTAGAAATCTTGTTGAGAAGGTCAGCCTTTTCGTCCTCGATCGTCTTGTATCCTTCAGAAGGCTCCTGAGTTACGCCGCCCTGGGAGTATTGCTGAGGGCCTTCCTCCTCGTCATACTCTTCGCCTCCATCATACTCCTCAGGAATTGGCGGAGGTGGAGCCGTTCTCTTTCCTGGATTCATAAACATATCGAGGTCCTCTTCAGGAACCGACTGACGCTGAGGAGGGGGAGGCTTACGGAACGGGTTCGAGCGGGCAGCCTTGGGCTTCAGAGCGACCGTTTTCTTTTCGGGCAAATCAAATGAAATTTCATCTAAAATTGCATTCTCATCGTCGTTCATCCTCAGGGTTGGGCCATCGGCGGTATCAAAGGACAGGTCCATCTGATAGGTTTAAAGAAAAGCGGATGTAAGCTTTAACGCATTTATAAAAATAATATTTACAAATTGTAAATGGCTTTCAAAATTGGTAAAGTCATGGTTCAGACCATTATCATCGCTCTCCTGGTGGCGATCCTCGTGATCCTTCTCACGGGCCGCCGCAGCGCCTATGAGCCCTCACCCATTGTCTCGGCTCCCGGGCCGCACGCCTCGGCCCAGCCCAAGAGCATCTTTGATCTGCCAAACTCTCTGTCTTGCGTGGCCGGACCCGAGGAGAAGGCGGGATATTACTCTCAGGGCCTGACCCCTGGCGGCATCTGTGGGTCTGGTGAGTATGTCCGAGATGCCCTCCATGACTACACGATCGAGGATGGCATCGGGGGTTCTCTACTCGCCAAGTAAATCTCGCACATTCTTAATTGCATTTTCAAACTCCTTCTTCACATATGGAGTGCCTTGATATCCAGCAAGCGTCGCCAAAAGTCCCTGAGAAATATCACTGGCATTTGTTAACTCCATCTGGTTCAGAGACCATAAAAAAGATTTATTATCTATATCAATCATGGACCATGCCTCTTTGGCCTTCTCCCATGTCTCGGAAATTTCCATTTTTGGATCAAAATTTGTTTGAATCCAGTCAGTCATATATTTGTATTCGTATCTTGGGATTCCGGATTTTTCAAATATATGAACGATTTCTTCGCCCTCCATTATACATAGCTCACGGTCTATGAGTTCCAGGTGCCTCATATATTTTAATTTTATAATTTAATTCGTTGACCGGCGAGGCAATGATTTCCATATCACAAGTGTTCCGAGTATGGCAAGGACTATGAACCACCAGTGGAATCGTTTTTGTTTTGTGGGCCGAGCTGGCTTTTCGTCCAGAGGCTTTTCATCGACCAACATGACTTCCTGTAAGGGTTCAGCAGTATAGAGCCGAAGTATAAGAGCATTTGTATTCCATCCCTGAAAATTCAATAAATTTCCTTTACTATCGATCCAGCGTATAGTTAAACGATCGAGACTGTTGATGGGTTCTGGATATTCAACAGAAATTTTATAGTCTTGATTTTCGTGAAAGTTCTTTATAGTCGCAGAAGGTATATCCATTATTACAGGCGCAAAGGCCGTGTTGACCGTGCTTGTCTTTATTGTTCCGGTATTACTGCTCATAGATCCTGTATCAACGTGAGAAGGTGTCTTGAACTCTGCTATATCCAGAAAAATATAGTCATTTACAGACATGTCTATGAGGGTGCTACTTTTGAGTATCCACATGCCGGTATAGTTTGGATCGAGAGAGGTTGCTTGAGATGTAGGGAGTGTGACGTTGAGGGCCAACCCGAGCATCGTCGCCATCTCCTGCGTCTGGACTGTTATATTGAATTGAGACGGACCTGAAAATATAAAATGACCTTCAACCGGAAGGTAATCAAGAGTTACGAGCGCATTGGATGTGACAGATGAGGCTAAGTTATACGTCGTATAAAATCCAGGGTTCAGTGATATATCACTGGTTACACTAGTATTTGAAAAATGAATAACATTTGTTCCGTTTGTCAGATTATACATGGTGTTTGGGACCCTGGCGCTGACGAGCTCTACTCGCTTAATGTTCCTGATGATGGTCGTCAGGTAAATAACGTAATTATTTCCATCTGGATACAAAGTCGTGTCGCGATTGTTCGAATCTACAAACAATAGATTCATCCTAATGTTTATTTCGATAAAAAATATTGTTGAATGAATGTAATGACTACAGCCGTGACAAACTTTGGGAACGATCTCGTGACCGGTGATCTTGCCGTTAATGGGGCTATTTCAGCGGGAGGATCAGTGACGGGAACGACGGGACTAACTGCCACTACCGGGAATATAATAGCACAATCAGGGAGTATATCGGCAGCTGGGACCGGTGCGAATGGTAAAATATCGGCATCTGGAACAGTTACGGGTGGAACAGGTCTTATCGCCACTACCGGTGGAGTGACTGCATCGGCCGGAAATATAGACGCAACGGCTGGAACAGTTACGGGTGGAACAGGTCTTATCGCCACTACCGGTGGGGTGACTGCAACGAACGGAAATATAGTCGCATCGGCCGGAAATATAGTCGCAACGGCTGGAACAGTTACGGGTGGAACAGGTCTTATCGCCACTACCGGTGGGGTGACTGCATCGGCCGGAAATATAGTCGCATCGGCTGGAACAGTGACTGGCGCCAGTCTTGCTTCAACTTATGGAGGCGTGACATTATCTGGGACACTTCCTAATATATATTTTATTACGGGCTCTACTACATGGAACATAGTTCCCACTTATAACAGTTTAATTTTTAATAACAATAGTTCACCAGCCACTCCTGTTTACTTTAGTACAGCCGGTTACGTATATGGTACGGCATTTACGCCGGTGAGTGACTATCGTCTCAAGTCAAACATAGCGCCTTTGAAGGATTCGCTCAGCATAATACAAGCTCTTCGTCCTGTGAATTATACTTTGAATGTAGATCCATCAAATATAGAGAGTGGTTTTATTGCACACGAACTGCAAGAAGTTCTTCCGGGTGCAGTAAAAGGTGTGAAAGATGGTCCTGCTATGCAGGCCATCAATCCAGTTCATATAATAGCTCATCTTGTCGGAGCCGTTCAGGAGCTCACGAAGCGTCTGGAGCAACTTAGCGGGTAACCGCGAACATTGCCTGATTGGGCTCGTTAATCTTGACATTGCGCGCGACAGCCTTCACGACCATGAAGACCATAATTGCCAACAGGGTCGTCACCAGGGCCGCGATCAGATCGTGCTTCAGGCCATTTCCTGACTTGACCGTCTTCTCGACCAGCGTCTTGACCACGGTATACCAGGCCAGCGCTGATGCGAAAGAAAACCCACCGACGATAGAATTCAGAGACTGAGACTCGAGCTGGAGTGCAACGTTGGAGAGGACCGAGGCCATTTGTATTATATATAACTAAAAAAAATATCAGCCGGCTCCCAAGGCTCTATGTTTACCTGTTCCCCGATCAGAGCCTCTTCAGCCTTTGTATACCCATCTGGCTCGTCTTCCTCATATTCCTCTTCTTGAAGAATATATTTGTATGCTGGTTTATCATCGGGCTCTTCGATCACATAATATTTTACACAGCTCATCCCCTACAAAAAACCGAACTTTTGTCTATTGAATCTTTGAGCGCACGTTCTGCTGGTGTTTCTGGGATCCAATCACCCCAAGTCTCCATACATTCATTCATCTTTTTTGCCATATCATCATCTCCCTCGTATTTCTTCCATTCAACTTCCTCTTCCTCTTCCTCTTCCTCTTCCTCTTCCTCTTCCTCTTCATCATAAATTTCAGGATATAAGGAACCTATTTGTTTCCCTATAATATTTCGAGCTGCATACATGAGACCAATACTCATATCTTCAGCCGTAACTACATCCCTGTCACACGCCTTTGCGTAGTGAGCCGCCAGAACTGTCGCCGACTCTATGACCGGGAGAAAGATGTCGAGCGCGGCCTCCTCCATTTGATAATAGACCCATCAGCTTTTTAAGTTAAAAGTAGTTTGAGAATACCTGACGGGCCGAATCTCCAGACAGATCCAAAAAGTTATAGCCCTTCATGTATATCCTGATATTGGCATTCGTCTGGTTCATGAGTAATTTTATATTTTGATTCAAAATTCTAGAAAAATTTATGGCTCCGGTAGGAATTTCCCATTCTGGGTCGAGACAGAACGAGTAGGTATAGAACCATCGGTCAGGAATTCTAGTATGAAATTCAAGGGGTTGAATGATCCGAAGGAAGATTGGGGATCCGACATTCTGATAGATCCTCTCGACTCCATTGAATTTTAATTCTAAATTGGAAAGCATATCGCCCGTACCAAGAGTTGGAGTCCCGTTGGCGGATAGTGAATAGTCATACCCGAGGGCTGCCTGATTTTGTATAACGATATACATCTCCTTAATAGGGTTATAAAACTCAAGATTCCTAGAAAATATATTCGATGTCGAAAAAAATTGGGCCACCTGAACCTGTTCGAACATGTGAATATGGGATTTTCGTATAAAATCAATCTCTTGATCAGATATGTAAGTATATTCGATATTCAAATTGCTCTCAAAAAGTTCATGTATATTTACGGCCGGACTCGTGAAAATAAACGAAGGATTCCAGGCGATACGTATCGATATATCCTCTCGAAAAGCGCAGAGCGGTAGACCCTTTTTGAAGAGTGAAAAAGGGAGCGGTACGGTATATACAGCGTTGGGTCGTGACGAAAAGGTCAGGTTCTTCCCTATGAGGTTCGAAAGACCTGGCTGCTTTGCTTGAGGAATTTCAAGATCGAATTTTATTTCTATATATTCACCCCATAATCTCTCCACAAGTTCTGAACCTATATATAGTTCGACATACTGAAACATGAGTGTTCCGACAGAATCCAAGACATTGGATGACGTTTGCGGAAAATTCACCCTGAGAAACATGTCCGTAATGAGATCTCCGGACCTAGGGAGGGTCAGGCGCTTCACGGTCCCGAACTGTGCTCCGTTTTCATTGAACTGTACGGTCTCGATTCGAGATGAAAATAGAGTTTGACCTTTGTATTTTTCTATAAAATAGGTCACCTCGGGCTCTCCGCTGAGTGAAATTTCTTCGGGTCCTATAAAAGCAAGACTCGCCCTGCCAGCCATCTATTAGATTATTAGAACTTATTTAAACATAATTCCCCCAATGCCATTTTCGACCCGCAAAACATTATAGTTGATCGCAGCCACGCGGAAGCTCTGAACCGGTCCGGGTGGTGTCAAGTTCAGCTCTAGCAGAATCTGACTTATTCGGCTCATATTTACCTGACCGGTCGGCTGCGGGTTCATGGGGTCCTTGGCGAAACTATACAAAAAGAATTGGCGGCCGAGTGTATTTATTCCGGGAATCTTTGAAAAAAAGTTTACGTGCTTATTCATAGGCTCGATCGTTCCTAGATATAGAGCGTCGGTCTGGTCTGCCAGAAGAGCATCCTGACCGTTGAAGGTGAGACCTATGCTCTTGAGCCCATTATTTGAATAGTCATACGGAGCGCTCCCTACATTTTGAAGGACAAATATGAGCTCCTTGACCGGGCCAGATATATTGAGTGGTAAAATATGTGTCGTCTGATTCAAAAATATATTAAATGTTTGATATTGTGTCTGCGTAATAACATAATCTAGACAGTGAGTTTTGAACCAATTAACTTCGGGCTCGGCCAAATATACATAATCTGTTATGATCGAGGCTGACAGAACCGGTCTTGTCACTGAAACGCTCGTTAACTGTGTAAAGTTTTTAAAATTCACCCATACCTCGACTGCATGACGGTCGAGTGCGACGATCGGCAAAGAAAGCTCGGGATATCCGTAAAAATAAAAAGGTAAATTCACATAATATGTTCTGCCCGGCGGACCAACTGAAGAATTTATGTCGTATTTTCCAGTCGTAAACTTGAGACCTGGTTGATTTTCATAAGGCACGTTGAGCTCATTCCAGAGTTCTATATACTCCCCCGTGAGGCTCTGAATCGTCTGGCCGCCAATCTTGAGGTCGGCGGTCTCTATCGCCAGGGTTCCAACAGAATCGTAATAGTTAAATGGCGGAAAGAGAACTTTGGAAGGTATATTAGGGTTTTGGACCTGATATATCGCTATGTATGTCCCTGACCCGAGCTGTATCGTCGTCCCAGTTCCGTGTAAAAGATAGACAGAATACACAGGTATTGTGCTTGTTATTTCAAAAGGAAATGATATTGTATACGATGTAGAAGACCACACTCCTATAGGAAAGTTTACTATCACATTTCCCGAAGCGTCCTTGATCTGAAGGCTCGGCGAAGAGACACCAGTTGTCGGTAAGCCCGTGAATATAGCCGTAAGCATATAATAGCCCAGACCCGAAAAGGTCACAGACCCGGCACCATTGATCGTGACTGGATTGGCGCTTCCCGGCGAAGCTATAAAGTTATTCAAATTTATTAATCCAGTTGAGCTCACCTGACTATTTTGATTTTGTTGTAAAATTATACCATTCGAAAGATTTTGAAGAGCAAAGAATGTTCCGGGATTATAGTTTGCCAAGGGATCAAGTGAGGTCGAATATATAGTATAGTGCGTAGCATACGATGAACTGACAAGAGGTGTGATAAAGGGCCAGGATGGGTTTATGCCGGTCGGGGGAAAGGTGTAAGTATATCCACCAATAGTGACCGATGACGGATTTCCACTTGTTAGCTGTATAACACCAGATACGAGATATGGACCGAATATATTACTGAACGAGGTGTTTGGTCCAGGGAGTGTGACGTTTGTAGGGAGAGTTGGTGTCGTGAATGTGACAGGCACCGCCACAGATGCTGGATAGACTGAAAGCACGACGTCGACGGGGGAAAGATCTATATATGATCCGTTGGTTAAAGATACGGCTGTTCCCCCAGAACCTGCATACAAGTAATAATTTAAAGATGAATTTGTGACAGTCACGGGTAGTATGATAGGTGGCGTCGCGTTCGGACACGAAGAGAGGATATAATTTTGTGAAAGAACAGGGGTCACCGGAACTATAGAACTCGTGGTCGTTCCGTAGCCCAGAGAATTTATACCACCCGAAGTAAAACTAAATCCAGACTGAATAACGTAGTAGCCAGTATTCGGAAACTGATACATACCTGAAGACAATATACCAGGTCCTGAAGACCATTGAGCCAGATTGAGATATATCTGACTTTGGGACGCAGGGAAGGTTGGCGCGCAGCCTATCCATCCAGCGAGCTGGAGGGTGAACTGAGGGACAAAGGTGTGTGCCGCTGTTGCGTTATATACGAGGGTACCACCTGACGCGTATGATGCGTCGGATGGATCCAGCCCCCAAAACAGAGGGCTCTGGGCCGCGGTCGTCGACACTGTACTTTGAACTATGATGTTGCTTATTTGACTAAACAAAAACTTGTTTTGACTCTGAGAATATGTAATATATGGTGAAAATTGAGAGGCCCAAGGCGACGTGACTGAAGAATAATACGGAACTGTCGTGGAGCCGACGAGAGGGCCTACTATAGTTCCGTTTGTTAAACCGAGTGAGAGTCGCGGGAAGTTGGCACCTGTCGGAAATGTGGGCCAGTACCAGTCTGTTCCTGGGTCATAAAGAGCGGGGAGCGTGAGCCGAAGTGTGAGAGCCCGTATGAGGTCTCCTTTTGCTGGAATTCTACAGATAGATGTAGTGCCAAACTGAAGATCTTGACCGTTAAAGGGAATGTCGTAGGCCTCAAGCACAAAGGGTGTATGTTGATTATATTTTCCCGCAAAATATGTCACCTGGGGTGAGCCTGTGAGGAAAACATCCTGTTTCCCCTGAGCTGCGAGTTCTATATGACCCGAGCTCATTCCTGTTTTTAGTCTACATCTTATTTGATAAAGAGTCTGCGCGCCTCAGGACCTGTCCTATTTTGTTTTAAAATTATAGAAGGAATGGCTCTGCAGTTGCGAAAGTTTGACCCTTCACAAATGGGCGATGACAAAGTATGCGTATTTATAGGCAAACGAGGGACTGGTAAGAGTACGCTCGTCGCTGATATTCTCTGGCACAAGAAACACTTACCGGCCGGAATAGCAATGTCTGGCACCGAAGAAGGGAACGGCTACTACAAGCAATTTATACCCGATCTCTTCGTCTACGGAGACTATAACAAAGATGCTCTCGAAAAATTGATCGAACGTCAAAAACGCCTCTTGGCCGTCGGGCGGTGCCAGCCGGTATTCGTACTCATGGACGATTGTATGTATGACCGTGCCTTCATGCGAGACATATGCATTCGCCAGCTCTTTATGAACGGTCGTCACTGGAAGATATTTTTCATGATGACCACGCAATATTGCATGGATATGACCCCTATGATTCGGACGAACGTGGACTATCTCTTTGCGCTCAGAGACAACGTCCGTCAGAATCGAGAAAATCTGTATAAAGCTTTTTTTGGAGTCTTTCCAAATTTCGATCAATTTTCACAGGTCATGGATGCGTGCACGGAAAACTACGAGTGTCTTGTTCTCGATAATACTTCAAAGTCGAACAAGATTACAGATTGCGTGTTCTGGTACAAGGCGCCTATTCGAAAAAACTTTAGGGTCGGTTCGGAAGCGTTTTGGAAGTGCCATCAGAAAAACTATAGCTCAAAAGCGGCATCAGTATCTAAACCGGCCGAACCGGTCGTCAAGCGCAAGGGAGGGACGGTCACAGTCGTAAAAAAGTCTGCGTCCTAGACTATTTTGAATTTTCATTCTAAATTGCATATGCAAACATACAACCCGAGCGAGAGCACGCTCATATCTGAGATTCGAACACCGTCAATTGAGGAGGACCTGGCCCGAAAACCAAAGCCAGAAAAGGGTATTCCGACTGGGTTATTAGAGCCAGAAAAAAAGATTGACGAATCTCAAATGGCTGACTTTTCTACTCCAATTGATGAGCTCATGGACGATTCCCAGGGCGGGTTCGGCTCGGCGCCAGCCCCAAGTCCATCCGGTCCTTCAGGTCGCCCAGCCAAAGCGTCTGGCGCCCTTCCCCTCGGCCTCACTGAGGAGCAGTTCCAGGCGGGCCTCGCAGGTCTGGCCGCGGTCCTCGCCTTCTCCAAACCAGTACAGGAGAAACTCAGCACGCTCGTCCCAAAGTTTCTGAACGAGTCGGGCGACGCCTCGCTGACAGGCCTCGTCGTCACTGCCCTGGTCGCCGCGATCCTCTTCTATTTTGCAAAGAAATTCATTGCCGAGAAGAGTCGGTAAGCGTGTCGCCGCAATATTGATGAGTCTTTTCAGGTGTATATAGACCGGCCTCTACACATACATCTTTTAATTTTTTGAGATTGTTCCAGAAATCGTCCGTGTGTCCGTATTCGGGAACGGTCATATGGGCCAGCTCGTGCATCAGCACATAGGTCGCTGAATTTACATCGTCTCCTGCAAGACAGATATAAATTTCGTACCCCTTATTGACATTTGATCCAATCGGACCGTTCTTTTTGGACCAGTCAACCATACCGGTAAGTATAGAAGGTCTGAGGACCGGATACCATAAAGGATCATTCGTGGCCCGTAAAACCTCTATTATCTTTTTGTATCTCACCTTGAGTTCTCGTAAAAGTTTATGCTCTTCGTGTGTCAGGATCAGGACACAGAGCAACACGAACAGGACCCACTTCATTCTTGTATTTTCAGGTATTTTTTTTGAAAACGAATTTTGAATATAAATCCGAAATGTATCCATTGGGTCTGTCTACCATGGGTTCCCATACGAGGAGCTCTAGACCGACCGCCTTGAGAGCCTCTACCAATTGTTGAGCGTCG